AGTTTATTGCTTTTTGAAATATATTCATAAATAAGAATTTACAACAAATATACTATTTTTTTTGCTAAAAATTTTAGTATGCTATATAACAAAGAAGTCTGTATGCTTCAATTCAAAATACATTCTAAACATTAACATATCTGAAATATCGGGACTTCTGCCTAGTTTTTCTTTTACTTTATCTTTAGGCATTATAGCCAATTTGCCGTCTTTATCAGCATTATGCCTCCAAACATATTCTAACTCCTCACTTAAACTCTTTTGTATTTGAATATCTGCGTTTACATACATTTCGCCTTTATTTATCTTTTCAGATAGTAAGTAATAGCATTCGGATTTTAAATTTATATAATTGCCTTTTAAAGCCTTTGAATTATTTACAAAGCCTTTGCATTTTAAAGTATCTACAACACCGCCACCCACTCCGTCTTCGTCAACTATTATGTTACTCATTGGTATTGCTTTAACTGATGCTGTTGACTTAATAAAATCAGAAACTTGTGCAATGTTGTGCTTTTCTTTAATTATTATTTGCTCACATCTGAAGCCATTCCATATTCCTATAACTGTTCTGTCTGCTCCATATCGTGCAATATCCGCTGTAATATATTTATTCCCACCTTTAACAAAATCATTCTTAAATAAATCTACAATTTTATCGTAATGCATTAAAGCTAAATCATTGTTATTATATTCCCAGTTACCATATAACAAACGCTCTTTGCTAATCTTATCTAAACTTTTAAGATTTTCTATGTAGTATTGAGAAATAAATGGGTTATCAGTAACAAGTGCTTGGATAAACGCCTTATCGCTTTCAAGTGTTCCATCTTTGCTTGGTTTATAGAAATTTTGATATATAAAGCCTTTATCAGGGTTGCATGTACCTAACATTTTAGGTATCAAGTTATATTCATCTAGTTTATACCTTATTCTCGACCTTACAATGTTCCATGCCTTTTCTGTTATTTGATTACACTCGTCTATAAACGCACCAGTTATTTCCAATGAACCTAATTCGTCAAAGTTAGGGTCGCTTGGATATTGCTCTAAATCTTTTAAAAGTATAACAGAACCATTAAAAAAGGTTATTATGTTGCTTTGTGCATTGTAAGTAAAATGCTGAGAGACTTTTATATTTTGATGCGTACATACATCAAAAAAAGAGTTTAGAGTAGTATCTTTTAAAGTTTTAAGTACTGAACGACCTATTAACCAACGTGTTTTAGGATATTTTAACGCTGACTTCAATATCCAGTAACAACCCAAAAAAGATTTTGCCGAACCTGCACCTAACCGCCCCCGAATACTATCTGACGGGTGTTAGTGTCTTCTAGTAAGTCGAGGGCTATTGTTTGTTTTTTAGTAAGTATCATTTAATTAATATGTTTCCAACTTTTTTTAGAAAGTACGTCTTTTATTGTAGATTCTTTTACATTATATTCAAGTGCTAACATTTTTCTAGTGTATTTTCTAGGTACAAATTTACTTCTAATTTCTTTAACTTTTAAATCTGTTAATAATGCACCACCATTTAATTCACCTCTTTTTATAAATCTATTAATTGATTTTGCAGAACTTTGAAATGAGAATGTACCCATTTTAATTGAATGTGCTGTATTTTCTTTGGCGGTTACCCACTCTAAATTAGTTATTTTATTATTTGTCTTATCACAATCAATATGATTTACTTGCGGTTTGTTTTCGGGATTGTCTAAAAATGTTAATGCAACTAATCTGTGTACTTTAAATGATTTTAATTTGCCATCCTTTTGTAAAGCTACCTGCAAATAACCATCTTTGGTTTTAGCTAGTTTTAATATAGCTTCTCTTTTAGAGTTCCTCCAATTATAAGTTTTTACGTTACCATAATTTGATACCTTGTATAAATTTTCGTAACCCTTTATCCAATTATATATTTCAATCATAATACAAAGATAATGATTTATAATAGGATGAGCAACCTATAATTAATCTTTTATTTCTTTGTGTGATACATCATAAGTTCTAATTTCTTCCCACTTTATAGATAATTCCCCTTTTGCATCTACGTTTACATCTTGCCTAGATAATTTTGGCTTAACATATTCTAATAGTGCCAAATAAGAATCAACAAACTTTGCAGGGTTTTTATCTGCTAAAATGTTCATAGATTCGTTAAACCTTTCTATACCGCCTTCAATTATATCTGTGCAAAATGTTTCTAATACTAATGTTTTTTTGTTTGGCGTTCCTTTTGGTCTTCCAGTTGATTCGCCTTTTATAAATGGTTTACCTCGCATATTTTCGCTATAATTACGCAAAGGTACAAATTACTTTTTAATATATTTAAAATGAAGTTTTGTGGTTAATTTTGCTTAATTGTATAACATATCACAGCTTCTTTAAAACTAAATTATAACAATAAGTTCATATTAAAATAGTTTTAATTGTGCTTTATAATCCTCAAATCTTTTATTGCCTTGCTCAAAATAGTCTTTATCTAACTCGCATCCGAAAAAGTCAAATCCCATATCGTAGGCAGCTATACGGCTACTTTGTGATCCCAAATGAGTGTCTAGTATTTTATCACCCTCTTTTGCGTAGTTTTTTAATAGCCACTTGTATAGTGCTACGGGTTTTTGAGTAGGATGTATTCTATTATTGTTAGATGCAGCATTAAAATCATATTTTTTACAACTACTATTAAAAGAAGTCCATGCCATTTCAAATTGTGCAAATGTTACTTCAAATGAAAATCCTTTATCCCATAATAACCAGCATGAACTAGGTTTTAAAAATTCATGCATATAGTTACCTCCCCAAATAATTTGATTTTTACTAACCCTAAATAATTCATCAAAATAATCTTTATTAGGTATGGTGTTATCATTTCCTGCAAATTTATGATATTTGCTTTTTTTATCTCCTTTTCTTCTACCCATTGATACATTAATCCCTATCCCATACGGAGGGTCAACAATAGCCAACTCAAAGTGTTTTTCGGGGAACTGCTTCATAAACTCGATGCAGTCAATGTTGTGTGTTTCGCTTGTCATTGTTTTTATCAATATTTAGGTAAAATTACTAAATTTTGCTTAATTGTACAACATATCATAACTGCTTTAAAACTAAATTATAACAATAAAAATATAACAAAAGTCATTGTAAGAATAAAAGCTATTCCATTAACTGTAAGTATTGCTATGCTTAAAGCAGTTAGACTTTTACCAAAGCGATCTGTTTCATAAAATATACTCAGCCATGACTCTTTCCTATCTGTATTCGCCCAAATAATAAGTGAAACCAAAAACCATATTAAAAAACAAATATTAAATGTAATGTACAATGCTAAAGAAACACTAAAATTACCATTATGCGTATGAGTTCCAGCCATTGCAGCGTGTGTAAAGATTATATTTTGTATCATATTATTTTTTTTATTTTAAATTTTAGGATTTTTGTTCCAATATCTTTTTTAGTTCAAGTTGTTCTTCTAATTGCATTGATACTACAAGATAACACTCTTCTTCAAAGATTAATTTTTTTAATTCCTCCAACACGCCAATAGCGTAATTTACAGATTGAATGGCACATTGAACTGCCATATTAAAAGTCATTTTAACGCACTCATCGTTTACAATTTGTTCTACTTCTGTCCAATAACATTCTATCAATTCATCGGCTATTTTTTCTAGGTTGTTCATAGGTTAAATTTCTAATGGTTTATAGTATTCTTCACAATGTTCACATTGATTGTTGCAAGTAAATCTACCCTCTATTTTACTTTGGCAGTAAAATTTTTTTGTTGTAATATTTCTAAAATTTGAATAATCTTTTGGTGTTCCTTTTGTCAATGAAGTCACCAATTCATCGGCGATTTTTTCTAGGTTATTCATAAGTTTTCTATTTCTTGTTTAACTTCTTGCCAATATTATATTGTATTACTCCAATCTGATGTATAATTAAATACATCTTGTTTTAATATTTCATCTACTGCTAATAAAGCACATTGTTTAGCTTGTTCGCAACTACAATATGAAGCAGGTTGCGTATAAAACATATCTGTAACTAATCTTACGGCTTTCTCTTTCGGTGTTTGTTCGTTCATAATTCTTTTATGTTTAGATAGGTGTTATATTTTAGTTCCAGTTAATCCAAATACCAATGCTTCGATGCGTTCAAAAGTGGGGTTTTCAATTAAAATCCTTTCTGTACTATTTGGGTCATGAACAATAAATAATTTCGCATCATCAGTATATCTAAAATAAAAATTTTCTATTCCAATAACAATGCCGTAAATATCATCTACAAATCCCCTCTTAACAAGCTCGTTTTTTATTTCTTCTGCTTTCATATATATTAAAGTGTAATTATTAGTTATCAATATCCATTAACCAAAATAATAATATAAAAGGTGCAGCAACGATAAAAACATAAAGAAATCCTAGCGTTCCAATAATAACAGATATTATTTGAAATGGTAATTTAATTATTTTGACTAATGTTTTCATAGTCTTATCTGTTAGGCAAGGTCAAAGGTTTCCATTTTACTTCTCCTCTCTGTTAAAAACTTTGTTAAATTCCTTTTGCGTAAAATCGTAAATTCTTAATGCTTGTCTAATCTTTTTAGCTTTTTTGCCAGTAATGTAATCTTGAGTAGGCTCAATTGATTTACACAACTCTAAAAATCTTTTGGCTGCAAAATTCCCCCTACTATAAACTTCTTTTCTAATCATTTCTTCTCCTCCTCTCTGTTAAATTAATTGTTTAATCTATTTTTTAGGGTATTTATAATAGCCATTTTCGTTTTTTATTACTGCTATGACTGTATGTAAAGATATTTTTTCTTTTTTAGCTATGTAAGCCATAACTCCCATTTTAGTATTCCCGTGAATATCTGTAAGGGTCTTAAAATCAAACCTAATTCTTTCATTACGTTTAATTTTTTTTGCTTGTTTTTCTGTTACTAATTTTTTCATTTGCCTTTATTTAATAAGACAAATATACAAAACTTATTAAATATCAAAACTTTTTTACAAATTATTTTAAAAATTATTGGTCCAAATGAGTTAAACCTAGTTTTTTTATAACTTCAAAGCCAATTATTTTAAATTTATCCCTTTCTCTTATGTTTTTTTTGCCATTGTAGTAAGAAGTTTTAATTCTCATTTCATATTCGTTTATATCAAATGGCTCTTTGCCTACAACTGAACAAGCTGTTTTTATTCCGTTTACTTCAATTTTGACTAGATATAAATTTATATTTAAGGTATTCATCTACGTTGTATTTTTTGCCTTCAATATCCAAAAATTGGTCGCCTTTTGTTAAAGTATAAAATTCATTTCGCCAGTTAGAATGCATTTTTTGCTCTTCCGTTGGTTGGTAATTTGATTGTTTTATAACTTTTTTACTTTTTAGCTTTTCGATTGTTTCTTTTAGTAACTTTTGCGTTTTTTCAGAAATTGGTTCTTTGTTTATCTCAGCAATTTTAACTTTATTAATCTTTACAGCTTCATCAACTCGACTTTGGCAATATTGCTCTAACATATTAAAAAATGTAGGCATATCAAAGTAGCCAAATAAATTTCCATATAACCCCCTTTTTGCTCTTCTTTGAAAAAGTAGAAAATCCTCCTTTTTAAGGCTTTTATAGTCATATATTAATATTTGTACGCATTCTTTTATTTCATCGTCTGAAAGGCTTTTATTGTCATCTATTTTATAAATAGAACAAAACTCTATCATAAATGCAGTTAAAAAATTTACTACAATTTTCGGGT